CTGGTGCGCTCACAGGCAACGTCCAGTATCTGGATGCAGCATACTAAGCTAGCTGTGGTCATGTGGTACAGGTGAGACATTCTTCTCCCCCTTGTCCTTGCTGCCTGCCATACGGGCTCAGGACTTACGGCATAAAAAAAGGGCCTTATATAAAGCGCCCCATTACCCCAACCGCCCCAAGGGTCTACGCAATACCCAATCGCGCCCAGTCCCCCTTCCCTATAGACATAGAGCCCATAGAGGGGCACCACACACGCCTGCCCACAATACCCACTACACAGGGCCACACATAGTGAGGGGACCACTGATGGGCATAGGGGTGCTGGTATGCTTAGGGGTTACACCCCTGCACGCACCCCGCCAATGCTACCCGCACACACGCTCACCCCCTGTGTACTGGTGTACAGCCCTTGCCATTGGCTCATAGTGTGGTATACTACGTAGGCGATACAGCGACCACTACAAGAGCAGCTACCGTAAGAGAAGAAGCATAGCAGTACATGAGACGGATTGTGCCTCTGGCAGTCCGTCTTGTGCTATGTGGTGTCATTACCAGGGGGCTGGAGGGGGCGTTTTGCCGCAAACAATGCTTTCGTTGGACGTAGCGTCTGCGCGGAGCGAGCCGGCTGCAGCAAAGGGTACTCCCTTTCCGGGGCCTGCTCTGTAGAGGGGCAGCACGGGGAGGGGGTGTACACCTCGCCCTACCCAGTGCGGCGGCACCACACGGTACTTGGGACCGGTGGCCGAGCGCTCCCTACTGGGCGCTGCCCTGGTAAAATATACCCCCACCACGCTTTCACGTTGGGTGGGGGTTTATATGTGGTGCGTGGTGTCTATGCCATCAGCATCCGTGCGCGCCTGACCACCTTACGCCCCACGCTGTTGACCTCCCAGCGAGTGTTAGCCCTACTCTCACTGGTATCAACAGCACAGGCATAGCGGGACAGCTCACGGTATGAGGGCCCTCCGGTCATGTGGTCGGTGAAGTTGCCGACCTGGAGACCGAAGTGCACCACCGCTTCAGACACAGCATCCACCGCATCAACACTGGACCAGCAGTAGTTGCCGACCAATGATGCGAGAGCTTGCTTGACTCCGCGCTTGTGTTCGTCGTTCAGTGTAGCCATCCATGCACCTCCTGTGCGTGTGCCACCAGGGTAGTCCCCTGTGCGGTCATCAAAAAAGAGACCCCCGTAGGGGCCTCTTTGCCTAGCTGGTGTACTGCTCTACTGCGATCTTGTTGTCCCAGCAGAAGCGTAGCAGGCGCAGCCCATCGCTCACTGTGCCTGTGAACAGCGCTCCACCACCTACCTTGCTGATGTGGACACTGGCCCCACCATAGATACGTACTACCACGCACTCCTTCGCCACTAGGTCAAGCAGTGTCTTGGGTGTAAGCTCCGTCATCATAGCACCTCCCGATGCGTAGTGTGTGCCGGCTTATCCCATCTCTGGGGCACCGTCACCTCAAAAAAGGGGCCCCCCCATGGAGGCCCACTTCCTGTTACAGCCCGACCGACGCCAATGTCGGGGCGATAACGAAGACATACGCTGCGACGCTGATCACCGCGAGCAGCACTAGCGCTACAAAGAACTCCTTCATCGTAAGGCACCTCCCGTATAGGATACGCACCCTGCCCCCCGGGCCCGCTCAAACACACAGACCACACCCGGGGTGGGTACGTTCACTTCAACCACACAGATACATCTACATAACCCCCGTGAACGTTACGGCTACTCGCCCAAATCCAAAGCGCTTGACTTATCTGGCCAGTGTGGTATGATAGGTACAGGAGGCAAACGTGAACAACGTAAGCAGGCTAGAGGTAAAGTGGAACGATCTCACGCCGGTCCCAGCGATGGAGCATGATCTCAAGGTGCTGTTCGCCAGGTACGGGCTAGAGTTTACGGCCAGCGGCAGCGACCTGATCGACTACACCCGGTCCCTGGTTTTCCGGGCTCCGCTCAAGGAAGTACGGCCGGAGGACTTCTCGATACGGGCGACGGTACGATGGACAGGCTTGATGCAGATCAACTTCGAGGGGGCGCTCGAGAGGTTTCTGACTTCGTTCGGCCTGAAGTGCACAGACAGGGGGCGAGACGCCGATGGCGACCAAGAGCGGGTGCTGGTCTTTCGACAGCCCGAATGAGCAAATGATTTATCTATATCGGTGTGACGAGTGCGCCCTATCCATTGAGGAAGACCACCGGATGGGGGACGCGCCAAGAGAGTCGGAGTGCCCAATTTGTGGGGAGACCACGCAACGCATCTTCTCGGCCCCGGCAGTACACTACAAGGGTTCTGGCTGGGCCACGAGCGGCACGACCCCCGACAGGAACGAACGGGCCAACCAGCCCGGGGCTCAAGAGTACGACGACCTACTGGAGGACTGATGGGCACAGCAATGTATGAATGCGGCTGTTACATATCGGTGTCGATGTTCGGCGACGGCGACGTTATGGTGGTGCACCCCTGCGACCGGCATGCGGCGGAAGACCCAGCGGTGAGGGCAGCGCTGGCCGCCCTGGCCGAGGCAGTCCGGGCCGCCGTGGATGCAGAGAGCAGTGAGCAGTTGAAGTTTGGTAGCGGCGGATTTGAGAAAAAGGAGAAAGAGTAATGCCATTGGTACACACAATACCTGTTACACAGGGGATCCCCAAGGCGGAAATAGAGGCTCGGCTCAGCTCGGGATGGATACTGGCCGGCCGCCAGGCGGTGAACCTGAGCCAAGGCATCGTCACTCCGGGGAGTGCGATCGCCACGGGCACCGGCATCGTGGACATGGACGTCTGGATTTTGATAGAGCCGATGATGCCGACGAATCGTCTGGCCCAGCTGCTCTACACCCTATCCAAGGAGAAGATGGGCGACGTGAGCACGCTGAACACCATCGCGACGCAGTTGTTGGGCGTGGGAATAGACGAGGTAGTCCAGCGCATGGCTGCTCAAATATCTGCGGCAAACGCTGGTCCCCAGAACACCGAGTTGCTGCCAGGCGGCGGCGAGGGAACAGATGACAAGCCAGAAGGTTGATTACTGGTGCCCTGAGTGCGGGGCGGTAGAGACGGTCCTGTGGTGGGACTGCAAGCCACAGGCAACAGCAGAGTGTGGGGAGTGTGGTGCCCACGCCAAGCAGGCCAGCGTATGGCTATGGCCAGCCCGCTTCTGGAGGTGGCTGACGACTCCCTGGAGAATATGCTGTGGATCGTGAAACACAGAAGGCTCGCATCACGGCCCTGGCTGACAAGTGGCTGAGGCCCCTGGGGCTGCTGTGGTGGCGGAAGATCGAGTTCGTGTACTACGAGGATCGTGGCCACTTCAAGAAGGACGGCTACGTCGAGTCCGCGATGATCACGTACCCCAGCTGGGCCTACCTCGAAGCGATTGTCGAGGTCAATCTGTACGCGATCGCCGAGGCGAGCGACGAGGACCTGGAGTACTACTTCGTGCACGAGATGGTGCACCTACTGACCGACGAATTCAATCCTCCCGACGAGCGCGAGGAGAACGTTGAGCGGACAGTGACCCAGATAGCCCGCGCATTCCTTTGGGTGGCGGAGATGGTAGGAGGAGACAGTGAGCAAGGCAAATAGGGAACCAACCAAGACACGCCGGTGGACAATAGTCCTGGACCGAGTCCCATTGTACGAGGAGCACGATGCAGCGGCCCTGCGGATCAGGGAGAGGCTGTACCGGGTCAAGGAGCTTCTGATAGATGGCGAGCCGCTACGTTGCCGGGCCGCCACCCTGACGATGGCGGCTGGCGAGGCGCTGTGCCTGAGCGTGGAGGTGATGCCCAGGGACCTGGAGATCCTCATAGAGGAGGAGCCATGCAAGACGTAAGGGATCTGTTCACCGGCCTGGCAGACGAAACCCTGTGGGTAGCCTACAACCTGGCTTTCCTGGCGTTTGGCAAGACTCGAGCGTGGCCCTGGATGGGCTCCGCAATCTGGAGGTAGAGCGACAATGAATGAGTACACCCCCGAAGAGATCGCCGCCGCCCTGGTCGCCCAGGCCAGCCTTCCAGGCGCGCCACGCCCCCCGATCATTGACCTGGGCTGCGGCAACGACAAGCAACCCGGCGCGTGGGGCGTGGACATGTCGCCGACGTCGGACGCCGACTACCTGATGGACCTGGAGGACTTCCCCTGGACCCTGGCCAGCGATAGCTTCCTCGTCGTCTACGCCCTGCAGGTGCTGGAGCACCTGGAGGACCGGGTAGGGACGATGGAGGAGATCTGGCGCATCTGCAAGCATGGGGCGCTGGTCATCATCTCCGTACCGGACGGGATCTGCCCCGGCTACGTGCAGGACCCCACCCACAAGCAGCCCTGGAACATCGGGACGTTCCTCTACTTCTGCCCCGGCCAGTTCATCAACGGCGCAGAGATGCCCCCCTACGACTTTGATGCCAGGTTCAGGGTGTATGACTACCACACCAGGGCAAAGGCGAGGGCTCCCTGGGGAGCGCAGTGGTACGCCGACGACCTGCGGGTGGTGCTGCAGGCAATCAAGCAGCCCAATGGATAAACTATCCATCGTCATCGTGTCGGCTGGTGTGAACCTGTGGGACAGGCTAACTATCCCTGCGGTGGACGGCCTGCGCGAGTTCTGCGATCCCCGCGATGAGATAATCGTCGTGGACAACGGAGGCCTTGGGCGGGGGGACGTGAACATCGACACCCTGGTCCCCTTTGCGACTGCCTACAACGCAGGGGCCCGGGCGGCCAGCGGCGACCGGCTTCTCCTCATCAACAATGACATTATCGTTTCGGGGCCATACCGGCAGTACCTGGGGAACGCACCCCTTGAGGGGCCAGACCTTTGGAACCCCCATGGTGGCTGGTTGGCCGGCTGGCTGATAAGCATACATCGCGGGCTCTGGGATCTGCTTGGTGGCTTTGACGAGCAATTCCGCAATAGCTTTGAGGACGTGGACTTCTGCTGGCGTGCCCAGCGCCTGGGGTTCGCCCTGCACGTGACCGACAAGCTGCCCATCGAGCATTTACATGGCAGGACGCGGCGGGCCCTGAAAGACATTGCAGAGGCTCCCCACGACAGGAACAAAGAGCTATTCTACCAGAAGGTTCGCAGAATGGAGATGGTGTGCTGATATGAAACTCTTCGCCAACATGATGGTCTACAACGACCGGCCGTTCCTCCCCTACGTCACCGAGCGGCTGCAGGCGTTCTGCGACCACGTCATCATAATGGACAACGGCTCCACGGACGGCTCCCGCGAGTGGCTTGAGCAGTGCGACGACGACGTGGACGTCATCCTCAACCAGCAGGCCGACCCGCCCCACTATGGGGACCTGCGCAATATTATGCTGAGCCAGGTACCAGACGGCGCCTGGGTGCTCAAGTGGGACCCCGACGAGTTGCCGAGCGACGGGATGGTTAGCCGTCTCAGGGGGCTGCTTGAAAACAGCCAGGACAGGTGCGCTGCCTGGAAGGTGCCTGTCTACCACATCTTCAAGGAGCGGGACACCTGCCTGCCCATAGACTTCGAGACCTTCCACCTTCGCCTCCTCAGAAAGACGCCGGAGACTACGTGGCAGCGCCGCATCCACGAGCAGCCGACATTGACCGGGCCATGTGCTAGAGTATCGGTTACTACTGGGATTGCCATCGTCCACTTCAGCTACTTTGCTGAGGCACGGCTGCGGAGGAAGGCCCTGCATTATGCGACGATCAGCGGGTCTGGCTTCAGCGACCCCAGCCGCCTGACAGACAGGCTGGAACTGACGCCAGTCCCCTTGCCAGGGCGGGTGACCTATCAGGCATCGAGCGCTTGGCTAGAGACAATCAGGGAGATCGAATGAAGGGCAGCGCCTACTATGATGAGGTGTTTGCAGAGCGTGGGATTCGGCTAGCGTTCTGGAAGAACCACTTCACTACACGGACCATGAGAGAGCACTGCCGGCAGGGGCGCTGGCTTGATCTAGGCTGTGGCTGTGGGCAGCAGGCTTGGTACGTGGCCCGCGACTACCCGTTGAGGATCGTGGGGATTGACTATAGCCCAGTCGCACTGCAGATGGCGCAGACCCTTCCGCCGAACAAGTTGCAGTGGGTGCGCGGTGATGTTACGGTCCTGCCGTTTGCCTCGGCGTCGTTTGACGGGTGCACCTGCTCCCACGTGCTGGAGCATGCCCGCGCCCCGCATCTTCTGCTGAGGGAGGCAATGCGGGTCACAAAGCCTGGCGGGCGACTTGTAATCGTTGTGCCTCACGAGTATCATCAAGACGACCCCAGCCACCTCTGGCGCTTTTCGCTTGAGCAGCTCACCAGCTTGCTTTTCATGTATGGGACAGCGGACGTGAGCCTGTCGCCCCGTGGCGACCAGATAGCCGCGACCGTGCACCTGGGAGGATTGAATGAGACTTAGACTACGCGACGAGGCCGAGCCCCCCGTGCTGGGCCACAACCTGCACTGCCTGAAGGGACACCAGAGGCTCATGTTCGTTCACGAGAACTACAAGCCTGGCACGGCCCTTGATGTTGGCAGCGGCCAGGGGGCATTCGCTATCTGGCTACACCGCCAGGGGTGCACCGTCACGATGCTAGACATCCTCCCGATTGACCCGCCGCCGCCCGAGGGGATCCGAACGCTGCAGATGGACCTGTACGACCTGGAGAGCCACGAGGAGCAATACAACACCGTCCTGTTTATGGAGACCATTGAGCATGTGGAGGACCCCCAGCAAGCCGTGGATTTGTGCTACCGCGTCACCGCTCCGGGGGGCGTCCTGCTCATCACAACCCCGTGGGTGGACACCTGGGACAAGGAGGCCGACCACTTGTGGCGCTTTGACTGGAAAGGCATAAAAGAACTGCTCGCGCCGTACAGAGCCACACCCCGCCCCTTCGCCTGGTCCGACGAGACCTTCGTCTACGCAGTACTGGAGAAGCCAGAATGAACCTGTTGATAAACCCGTCATCTATGGCCATGCAGCGTTACGCCCCTGTTCCCCTGGGCTTGCTCTACATAGCCGCAATGGACAAGGAGACGGAAATCTACGACGACGCACTGCACACAAGCGCGGGCCTGGCTGGCATCGAGAAGCTACACCCTCGCGTGGTAGGCGTGCCTGTCTATACCAGGGGTCGGCATAACAGCTTGGACTACCTGCGCAGGGCCAAGGAGCGCGGCGCAGTGACTGTTGCAGGCGGCCCCCACGTTGCAACGTGTCTACAGCAGATGGTCGAGCACTACGGCGACTTCATCGACCACTTCGTTGTCGGTGATGGCGAGCTAGCCTGGAAAGCGATTTGTGAGGGTCAAGACTTGCCCCAGATTATCAGGATGCGAATTGAGGATCTGGACGCTATGCCCTTACCTGCCTGGGGGAAAATAGACTTTACACTCCATGCTGCCCGGGTTGCCAAGAAATACAGCGTGCTCCGAGGCCACGACTTAACAAGGATCCCTCGTGTCTCCGTCCTCCTTGGCCGTGGCTGCACTGGGCACTGCACATTCTGCTCAGCCTGGTGGGTGAACGGCGAGCCGCGAGCCCATGGCGCGGCGTGGATGGCAGACCACCTGGCTCACCTGTGGGACATGGGAGCACGACACTTGGGCTTTCAGGACGACAGTCTGACCAAGGACCGCCAGGCCACCATGGAGCTTTGCGACATGCTTGACCAGTACAACTTCTCCTGGGTTGGCAACGCCCGCGCCGACCAGATAGACACAGATCTCGCGTGCCGCATGGCAAGCGCCGGTTGCTACCAACTTGCCTTTGGCGTCGAGAGTGGCTCTCCAGCAATTCTGCGAAGGATGAAGAAGGGCATTGACCTGGAGGCAATGCTTGAGGGACGCGAGGCTTGCCGGAAGGCGGGGATTCACTTCAGGGCGCTGATGATCAAGAACTTTCCGGGCACCACGCCAGAGACCGATCGAGAGACTGCGAGTTTTCTCCAGAGGCTCCAGCCCGACGACATGGGCAGCGTGGGAGCCACCTGGGTCTTCCCCGGCACGGTGATCTACCAGCAGTGCAAGCGGGCTGGCTTGATTGATGACGACTTCTGGCTCGGTGACGAGCCCTACTACGTTTATCGGGGAGGGCTAGAGTAGTGAACCTGATCTTTGTGCATATCCCCAAGACAAGCGGGGTGTCCTTTGCAGAGGCCGTGAGGTACGTCTATGGCGAGGAGTACAACGCCTACCGCGTCATCGGGCTCCGGCCAGAGACAGACACCCTGCTGCGCGCAGACTACACCCTGCGCAAGACAACGTGGGACGCGGCTATGAAGAAGCGGCTACCGCCCAATGTCAACTGGCTGGCAGACCACGTGCCGGTACAGCTATACGACGGGCTGTTCCCCGACGTTCCCCGCGTGACCTGGCTGCGCGCCCCGGTGCCGAGGGTCATCTCTGCCTACATCCACGACCTGACTCATAGCATCATTGACCCCTGCGGCATCTATGAGTACATTAACATGCCCACAAAGCGGAACCTGATGACGTTCTTCACAGCAGGTGGCAACCTGAAGCTGTTTACCTTCGTTGGCCTGGCCGAGAGGTTCACGCAGGACCTGGCCCGCCTGGCCGAGATGCTGGGATGGGTGCCGGGCTACCCGGTGGTCCACACTAACAAGACCAACAACCCTGCTATGAAGCAAGCGCTGCTGGCCAACCAGGCGCTCGTGTCCGAGATCGAGAGACTGAACCAAGACGATTGCGAGCTCTACAGACAAGCACAGGAGATGAAACGATATGCCTATCCAACTGAGTGAAGTCCTGTTCCCTCTGCGGTACGATGTGTGGGACCAGGCGGCCGCTCTCCAAGAGTTGAGCGCCCTGCACGAAGACCTGCTGTCGATGATGGTGCCTGCCCGCGACTCCGCCATCTTTCGCCACGTTGTCATTGCAGATCCCGTGTACCAGGCCATCGGCATGCTGGACCCCCTGCCAGAAGGCCCAGAGCGGGAGTACCGGGTTGAGCGGTACTACATGGCCCGCCTGAGAAAACTTGTCACCTACCGCCGTAGCATCGACCAGGACGGCTGGGACGCCACCGAAGACAAGATCTACTTCAAGCATGTGGTGAACCCTACCACCACGACGTCGAACAACCCCGTGCCGGAGGGCCTGTTCCTGGCCAACGGGCAGCACCGGATTATCGCCCTGCTGTCGTTGGGCAACGCCGCGCTGGGCGACCACATAGCCGACGTCGCGGTGAGGACCGGGGCAGACTTCCTGCCACTGGACATGACCGGCCCCTACATCAAGGCAGGGGAGTGCACAGAGGAGAAGTTCGTGGAGTTTGCACGGTTCCGGTTCCACGGCATCCCCGAAGACATTCACGAGGTCAACCTCCTGTCCTACTGGATGAGAGACAACGGCCCCGCGTGGGCCAACGAGTACATGCGCATCTACTGGGGGACAACGGCATGAGAAGATAAGAACCCCACGACACCCCGGCTTTATTCGCGGCAAACAATCCATTATAAGGAGAGGGAAATGCACATTCTGGGTATTATCGCTAAGATCGTTGCGTGGCTTATTCTGGTACTGGGTGTACCGACGAGGTTCAAGTACTACTGGCAGGGCGCAAAGGTTCGCCGCCGCCAGTCTGCCCGTGACGTGTCACGGAAGTTCTACATCGTTTCCTGGTTCATCTACGTTCTGCAGGTGTACCACAACGCCTACAACGGCGACTGGGTAAACACCATCTTCTGGAGCGTTGGCGTGTTTACTGTGGGCTACTGCATCTACATGTGCTACCGCTACTGGCACATCAAGATGGGGCTCTGGGCCTGGATAGTTGACAGCTTTACGGGCGAAGAGGAAGGGGGGCTATTCGGATAATGCTAGTTTACTCCTACTACGTCCTGGACATCCTCCACGATGGACACTTGGAGATGCTAAGAAACTCCAAGGCCATCGCTGGGCCGGATGGCAAGCTGATAGTCGGCATCCTAACCGACGAGGCCGTGATGGAGATGAAGGGCAAGCCCGTGCTGCCCTTCGGCCAACGGCTACGCATCGCCCGGGCCATCAAGTACGTTGACCTGGCAGTGGCCCAGACAACCTACTCTCCCCTGGACAACGTCCTGGCCATCAGGCCAGACGTGCTGATGGAGAGTTCTAGCCACGCACCTGCAGCAGTCGAGGTGGTCAGGCAAGTCATGGCGGGCATGGGGGGCAAGGTCATCGTGGTTCCCTACTGCCCGCTGGAGTCGTCCAGCGCCATCAAGGGGCGCATCAGGAGCCAGGTATGAAGACCGTCGTTGCGATCACCGGCGCGGGCTGGGATCCCGTAGAGGAAGTCAGGACACGCAAGAAGGGCTACCCTATCCCAGAGAGGACACCAGAGATGTTCTGGCAACTCGCCCCAGACCACACCGTCCTCTCCAGGCAGATGGCACAGTGGTACAAGAAGATGGGGGTAGACAAGGTCTTCGTGGGCATGGGGAACCCCGGCTGCGACCCCACCGTGGTTGAGTATCACGACGCAGAGGTCTATGGAGTGGGCGTCAGCGACTATGGGAAGAGCCCCTGGACTGACGAGCAGGTGACTTACGTCATCGAGCAGGGCGGCTTCCCCCTCTTGATGCCCGACCCCCACGCTAAGGGGCAGAGTTGCTGGACCACGCTGCTCAAGATGGCGCCGGCGATACTTGCCGAGGACTGCGATCGCATTGTCATCACTGCTGGCGACTATGTCTTCAGGACAGGGTTCCTACAGTACCTGCTGGACTGGACCGCATGGCCTTCCCAATTCTGGTTCTGGACAAAGCACTCTATAGAGTTCCTGACCAGGGGAGCCTTTATGAAGTTCCTCAGCTTTCTCCGGAGCTTGCCCAACCAGGACCAGTCCCTGGTCTGGGCCAGGCGCGGAACCTGCGCCCCCAGCAAGGTCTGGGGCGAGCGCAAGGATGTCTTTGACTGGATGATGGAGGACTGGATAGAGGTGAGCCACCACTCCTGGAAGAACATTCTCGCCCTGGCAGAGGAGGACCCAGTATGATCTATTCCCAGACACTGCAATCAAACACCTACGACATTGCCGAGGTGCCGCATGTGCTCGATGTCAGGCATGGCCTAGCGGGCGTCCCGTACAGGTTCGACCACCCGCACCGCGCCTGGGAGTACGGGTTGGTGCTGACCGCGCTGGTAGCCAACGGGGCGGAGACCGTCCTCGAGATCGGCGGGGGAGCCTCCCTGTTCGCACCAGCAGCGGCCATGCTCGACATGGACATAATGCAGGTTGACCGCAAGGATTGCCACGACTGGACGTCGGAGCAAGAGGCGCGGCTCGGCATCTCCCTGCCCTACGTCCAGCAGCTCTTCCCTGGTGAGTACGTCTCTAACGAGAAGTTCGACGCCGTTGTGTCCATCAGCGTCATAGAGCACGTCTCGGCAGACGCATCGAAGCGGATTGCCACCAGCGACCGGGACGCGGCCAAGCGAGTAAGGTTCTTCAATAGAATGCTCGACCTGGTCAACCCCGGAGGCCTTGTGGCGATCACGACAGACTACCACCCCGACAAGCCCAAGAACATCAAGTTTGGCGAGGCCGAGATGATGGCCCTGTATGAGATTGGCCGGCAGAGAGGCTTCGACTGGTTCGGCGGCGAGCACGACTACACCTACGCTGGCAACTTCGTGCACTACTACACCTTTGCCAGCATGATACTCAGGAGGCAAGATGGGAATTGAGACGAAGACGCTGGGGCAGATGATAGACGAGCTGACTGTGATCAACATCCGCATCTGGCACCTGATAGACCGTGTCACAGATGGCACGGCCACACTGGCCGAGGCCAAGGCTATTCAGGTCGCCAATGGGCAGCGCAACGAGCTGGTGAGGGCGATAGACAGGCGGCTGGGAGAGCGCGACATAGGGGGCAAGGTGTATGCGGATCCAACTTAGACGGCCAGCAGGGCACGGCGACGTGCTCAGCCTAACCGCCGCGATCCCAGGGCTGAAGAAGCGGTTCCCAGGTGCAGAGGTCTCCTTCATGGTCACGCCCGGCTATGAGCAACTGATCTTGCACGACCCACGGATAGAGGAAATCGTTCTGTGGGGCCGGCCATTCGACTGGGACAAGGGCGACCCCATTTTCCGTGTGTGCCACGCGGACTGCTGGGATAAACACACCTGGATGTGCTTTGCCCAGTGCGACACGCTGGGTGTGGAGCGGAGCCTTCCCCGGCTATACCTGTTGCCGGAGGAGATAGAGGCGGCCCAGGGATGTGACGTGGCCATGGCCAACAAGTACCCGCACGGCGGCCGGTCCTACAAGCGCATGGCCGGCTTGGCAGCGTTCCTTGTAGGCAAGGGCTATCACGTGAAGCAAATTGACAACGGCCCCCTCCTCTGCCAGGGAGTAGACAATGCCCCCCTGGCTATCAGGGAGGCAGCAGCCGTGGTGGCCAAGGCGCGTTGTTTGATAACGATAGATTCGGTTTTCCTGCATGTGGGCGCGGCGCTGGAGCGGCCCATGGTGGTCATCTTCAACCGCAAGCAGCGGTCTGGCCCAGAATCGCAGTACGTACCCAATAGCTGGGTAGCGGGCTGGCGCTGGGCCCCCAGACGCATCGTTCCGATGGTGGTACACCTGCTGGGCGACGGCCCGGCCCCGGACGAGGAGAACACGTTCGATCCGGCATACAAAAGGAGTCAGTCATGAAGAAAGTTGCTATCATTCTCGCGGCGGGGTACAAGGCTGTAGGCTACAACTTCATCGGCGTCCCGCCCTGCTGCCCAGAAGCGCTGTTGCCCATCGGCTGGGAGTATGGGGACACGCCGGTTGGCCGCCTGAGCAACCAGTTACAGCTACTGGATTACCAGGTCTTCGTCGCCATCGGACGGCCGGGGTGCCGGTACACGGGGTTTCTCAAGAAGTGTGTCGCCAACCCCACCAGTAACCTGCCGGCTGAGGCAATGGCAGAGGTGGACCAGCCGCCCTGGACCTACGACCGGCTGCGGCATGTTGCCGAGCACGGCATTCCATTGCTGATGCCCGAGCCCGACCTGAAGAGCTACGACAACTCGGCTATGCAGTCCCTGGACATGATTGGCACCGACTGGTGGGACCAGTTGGTGATACTCCAGTGCGACTTCGTGTGGTCAGACGAGGGGCTGACGGAGGTTCTCGCCCAGCCGGCCCCCTGCCAAGTGTTGGTAAAGGGCCGCCATGTGATTACGCCGCTGCTGACGCCCGAGGCGGCGCGGATGTACCGCCGACTGGGGGACAAGTACCGCCACCGCGAGAAGTGGGGATGGACCCTGGAAATGGGGCGCTGGGGCAAGGCCGGCCTGCCACCAGAAGGAAAGGTGTTCAGGCAAGCGGCCCCCTACCGCATGCTGGAGCCAGGAGGAGCCCCTGTGTGCTCGAATGACCTGGACGTACCGAAGGACTACAGATACCTGCTGAGCGACTGGTTGCCGAAGTTCGGCTAGACATAGGAGGAAACGTGGATTTTGACTGTTGTATCAAGGTTGCAGATGCGCCGACCATCTTCATGGCGCGCGACGACTCTATGAGCAAAGTGGCTATCAAGCACTGGGAAGACTACGTGGCGCTGGGCCAGCCTACTTGCGAAACCGTGACCCAAGAGGAGGCAGACCGTTTCCGGACGGTCGCGTATTTTCGGCCAGCCCAGAGGAGTTGACGTGAAAAGACCAATGGTTCTCGTCGCTATTCCTACACTGAACCGACCCGACATGTGCTGCCGGGCGGTGAAGTCGCTCCTGCACCAGAAGTATACTAACTGGAACCTGGTCATCGCCAAGAATGGGGGGTCGTTTAACACAGACGAGTATGTCAAGGCTCTGAGCGGCGTGCTGGACCACCCGAAGATCAGATTCCTGGTACTGCCCAAGCGCGGCCTGGGCTATGCTCTCAACGAAGCCTTCCACCACTTCTACGAGGGGCATGCCTACTTTGCCAACCTGGAGGATGATGACGAGTGGGGAGCGTCCTTTCTCACCACGATGGTCAAGACCCTCGAGGAGACCGCCGCAGACGTGGCCCACTGCGTGCAGCTACAGGTCCCCAAGCCCATACAGTCGGCCGGCGAGCCCATGGATACGGACATGCTCAAGCGGCACAACTGGATCAACTTCCCCATGTGCCTGTTCCGCACCGACCTGGTCCGCAAGGTTAAGGGCTTCACCAACGAGGCTGGGCCAGCCACTGACTGGGACTTCCATCTCCGCGCAGTACAGGCCGGGGCACGGTACGTATTTGTGAACAAGGCGATGGTGACACACCACTGGCACGCCACCAACTACTGTGTCACTCACAAGCGTGGCGGTTCAATCTATGTGAAGGAACAGATCAAGGGAGGCCACTATGACTGAGCCACTGAGAATTTGCTACCTGACCCCTGGGGTAGGCCCCTGCGGGGGGATCCGCATCATCTTCGAGCACGTCAATCGGCTGACCGCCAGGGGGCACGACGTCACTGTGGCGGCCCCGGGACACCAGAAGCCCAAGTGGATGGAGCTGAACGCGCCGATTGCCCCATTCGGGTTCTTCTACAACGCCAAGCCCTTCGACGCTGTAGTGGCCACCGGCTACCAGACTGTGGACATCGCCCTCAAGATACCGGTGCACCTGCGGTGGGAGCAGCCATGCCGCTACTACTTCGTGCAGATGATGGAGCACGAGTTCTTCGGCCCGCAGACTGCTGGCCACAGAGCCGCCAAGGCGTCCTACGCCCTAGCAAAGGAGGCCGGCTTCCAGGTCATCACCATAGCCCGATGGCTACAAGACACCATGGGGGATCTGTGGGAATTGCCCTCGGCCGTCATCGGGAATGGCGTAAACCGAGACGACTTCTATCCTGACGGAGACAAACAACGCGCCATCCTCGTAGAGGGGGATGCCCGCAACCAGGCGAAGGACGTCGAAGAGATTGGCTGGCGGGTGGCGATGCAACTGCGGGAAGAGTTTGGCGTCAAGCTGTGGGGCTACGCGGCCACGTCCAACCCGTACATACGGGAGTTCGACTCCTTCCAGCTAAAGCCGACCACCTTGCAGATGCGCCAGATGTACTCCCAGGCACTGTTCCTGTTGAAAGCCAGCCGCTACGAGGGGAGAGCGTGTGCTCCTGTGGAGGCGATGGCCTGCGGGACCACCAGCGTTGTGGCAATCATCGAGGGCAGCGATGATCTCATTGGCGGCAGGAACTGCTTGCGCGTCAACTACAACTACGACAAGCTTCTCCGGGCAGGCAGGAAGCTGTTGCTCAAGAGAAACTCACTGATACACAAGCTGACAATCGGGGCCCTGGCATACGCTGACAAGCATCTGGACTGGGACCCCATCATAGACCGGCTGGAAGAGATCTACTCTGTGGGCATATTTGATGCGTGAAGTTCCTGTGACACAGGAGGATCGTACATGGCTTATGGCGGGCGCTACAAACTAACTGACACAGACAGGCAGGTGATGGAGGCTGCCACCAAGTTGGATACCGGTGGCATGGCCGCGTTCACTGGCCACTACTTCGCGCCCATCCATGGCGTCCCGCGCCCAGGCTTGGTAGGAAAGTCTCCAGACGACTGGGACCTGAAGCCAAATGAGTACGTGCCCTGGATACCCCTGCCCTGGCAGCTAGCCGTCGCCCACGATAGACGCCTTGATGCGACCATCATCGCTGGCTTTGGGAGCGGCAAGACCGTAGGCGTTGGGGCCATTCTCTGCTATTGGTGCTGCATGGTCCCCAACTTCAAGGCCATGGACCTTGCCCCGGTGGGCTGGCAGTCAAAGCAGATGTATGACGCCATCCGCCAGGAACTGGTGGACTATGACAACCGCGACGAGCGCCCCACCTGGGTTAGCCAGATGATCGTCAAGATGGTGGAGCGTCCCTACCCCAAGATTGTCTTCTACAACGGCTCCTCCATTGAGTTCATGAGCGCCGACGAGCAGGGGCGCAAAATCCTGTCTTGGTCTGGTGACGTTGCGATCGTAGACGAGGCAGGCAAGCTCAACGAAGTGGCCCACACCGACCTGGACGAGCTGCTGGTCAACCTTGGCTCACGCATGCGTGGCCAGATTGGCGGCCGCAGGCGGCTGGGCAAGCTCATTGTGATGAGCACCGCCGACTACGACCCCGAGTTGTGGGAACGCTTCGACATGGCCGAGGAGCTGCCCCAGTACTACATGTCCATCCTGGCGACCACCTACGACAACCCGTACCTGACGGCAGACCAGATAGCCGCGATGGGACGGCGCATCAAGGATCCAGAGAAGCGCCGGCAGCTGATGTTGTCTGAGCGCCCTCTCCCGAAGGGGAAAGAGTTCACTCGAGAGTTGCTGAAGCCGTGCCAGTGCACGGGACTGGACGACATGATGGAGTCCGCGCAGGCGAACGACCTGCCCGGCTATGAGCGGGCCGAGGCGCAGGGCGCTGGCGTTACCAAGTGGGTCACGCCCGCCAGTCCATTCGACCGCTACATCCTGGTAGGAGACCCCGGCCAGGGTACCCCGCCACACCGCAACAGCGCCGTGGTGATGGTGATAAAGGTCACAGGATTCCCGCATGTGCCGGCAGAACTGGCGGCGTTTCACTGGATTGACGGGAGGGGCTCCTACTGGCCCTTCATCAACCAGATGGACGAGTGGTACAGAGCCTACAAGCCGATCTGGGCAGCCTTCGACGCCACCGGTGTCCAGAAGGGCTTTGACGAGCTGGTGTTCGCTCAGCGCGGGCTACTGATGGAGGGCCTGAACATGCAGCATCAGAAGATGCAGATGGTTTTGGCTCTCAAGCTGATCCTTGGTAAGGTCCTGCTCCTAATGCCCAAGAAGGTACAGGGTATCTGGATGCAGCTCGCCAACTGGCGTATGCCAGACAAGAAGTTGAAACAGGACGTTGCATCATGCCTGTTTATGATTGGCGGGGTAATGAACCGCCTGTTCCTCATTGATGAGCAAGAGGCCGGGGACGAAGAACAAGACATGCAGCCCTCCGGGCCGCGAGGCCGCAGCAATAGACAACGCAATCCCCGTGTAGCGCGGCGTAACGCTGGAAGACATAGGTAACAAGGAGGAGATGATGGGTGACAAAATGGATGAGATGCAAGTAGTAATTCTGCAGGCGGCAGTACTGGGCGGGGCACTGGCCGAGGTCACGCAGATTGACGGCCCACTCAGCGAGGACGACCCCCTGGACGCCATCGTTCAGGCGGGCCACGAAGCCCTCTGCCAGTTGCAGGGAAACCCGGAGGCACTCGAGGACCTGAATGAGGCCGCGCCCAGGGTCCTGGATAACTTCGCTATCGGGGAAGGTAACGTCTACGCCGGTGCCCTGGTACAGGAGCTGTTGGCCTAGCGTGCTCGAGCCAGCCATTCTAGCAGCACTCCAAGCAATGGGAGTGGCAGAGAGCGACCTGGCAACCCTGCGGCGAATACTGGGGGAGCCGGGCCGCTGGCTGGTATTTGTGCACCAAGACCACATTGTGAAGGTAGCGAAGGTGGAGCCAGAGCAAAATGTGATGTCCGCCCCAGGTAGCCCTTGACAAAAGTTACAACTCATGGTAAAATGTGGGTAGTTCTACACATGCGCAGGCCATCTGTTTTCTGCTAAGAGTCCGCAAGTATACAGAGGCCAGTTGCCGAGAGTATCGGCTGCTGGCCTCTATTGTGTTTTATTATGGGCAAATTCTACATCGGCAAACGAGACGCACTATATTACCGCCGTGAGAACGGGAGCCTGTCCCGGTTCGGCTTAAGGCTCACCCCTGACGGCGTGCAGGTGTTTGACCATCTGCTCAAGCGTTGGTATCCGCTGCCCAAGGTTATCTCCCTTCTGACTGGGGGGAGCATATCCATCCAAGTTCTCCAGGAGAGTGAGAGTGCAAAGAACAGTATTCTCTCGAACACCGACACTTCCTGATCCCGGGGAGTATCCCATGTCCCTCTGGGGGGACCAGAGGGCAAAGTACTGGGCGTTCTGGCAGCACTTTGATGGGAGCTGGCTGGACGATCCCATCTCAAGCAGCGACAGCACGGCCAAATACCCGCTGAAACTCAATCCGTTCAACATGGTCTGTATGCTCCACGCCGGCTTCTTGTTCGGCGAGGTGCAGGACGGCAACGATCCCCTGGTAACCGCCATAGTAGAGCCCTGGGGTCGTGGTTCTAGCACCGAGCAACGAGACACGGCGGCCAAGCTCACGGACATTGTCAACCGAGTGTGGACCGAGAACAGCGGCCGTGCCCTGCAGCAAGAGGGTGGTCTAATCACTCAGATCCTGGGAGGCTGTGTCTACGGAGCAGCCTTCGACGCCACCCTGGAAGACGAGAGCCGGCTGCCGATCCGCATTGATCACGTGATGCCAGAGTACTTCTTCCCTGTATCCGCCCCCACCCAATACTGGCAGCTCCTGGAAGCCATCATCTGCTTTGAGATCACTAAGTTGCAGGCAAGGCTAATGTACCAGGCGGAGGTTAGCTCCGACCACGCACTTTACCAGGAACACTGGAAGAAGGACAGCTACGAGATCAGCGTAGACGGCACACTGGCGAAGTGGGGGGGGCATGCCCTGTCAGGCACTCCAATAGGCGGCATAGTGCCCTACACCTACATTCCCCACATCCGAGTGGGCGAGTTCTACGGCGTTTCCCTGCTAGAGGGGAAAGACGATATTGCCCAGGAGATCAACGAGCGGTTCGCCGACGTCGGTGATATCGTGAGCGAGAACGCCCGCATGCTGCCGGCAGTCAAGAATGCCAGGAAGATAACGCTGCGGCAGCTAGCCCATGGCATCACGGTCCTTGACCTGGGAACGTCCGCCCCCGGGATGGACCCGCCAGAGATCACATACCCCACCGGCATTCAGCCCAACGTGGCGACAATCACGTGGGCTACGGAGCTTATGAACCTGGCACGCACCGAGGCCTACTGCCCGCCAGTCTGCTTTGGCATTGACGAAGGCAGTCAGCGCTCGGGTCTGACCCTGGCACTGCGGATGATCCCGTTGCTGGTACACATCCGGCAGGAGAGGACGCTGTGGACATCGGGCCTGAACCAGGTTGCTCGCCACATACTTGCAATCTGCGCAGACAAGGGGATTGGGGGCGTCACGCAGGCCGACCTACGCAATATCCGCATCTGGCAAGAGTGGGCACCGATCATGCCCCGTGGCCGCGACCAGTTGATCAACGAACTCATTCTACGGCTCAATGCCGGTCTCATAGATCCAGAGACAGCGCTTGACCGGATTGGCGACATTCGTGACACCAAGACGGCGATGAACCTTATCAAAGAGTGGATGGAGTACCAGGCAACGCTTGGTCCCGCTGCTGGGAGTAACCCCTTCGGGGGCGCAGGCTCACAGGGGGAGCAGGCAGGAATGAACAGGCCCACCGCTCCGACACCGAAAGCATCAAAGGAGGAATAGGCAATGAAGGAGGATGGAACCACTGGACAGAGTGCCCCACCGACTGCCGGGGAAAGTGGAGAGGGCGTCACCGCCCCCGCTGCGGCCCCACTGGTAGGCGTTAGCGCACCACCGGCTAGTGACAACACCCCGGCCTTGCAACAGGTAATTGCGGAACGCGACGCCTCATTGGCAGAGCAGCGCAAGATTCAGTCGGGACTGGACAAGACGATTGCTGATCTGAAGGACGAGAGCGCAACCCTCACAGCAGAGATTGAGCGGCTCAGCGATGTAGCCTTCACCGACGACGACGTCAAGTCCAAGTACGAGGGAGAGCTCGGAGGGGCCAGGGACGAGTTGGCCCAGGCTCAAGGACAGGCGACCACGCTTCAACAGCAGTTGGACGCCCAGGCACAGGAGATCGAGCAGCTACGCATCATCGCGGCTGAGTTCCCTGGTCTGGCCCCACTACTGACGGCAGGGGCGCTTCCGAAGGCCACAGACGCGGATGACTTCCGCGCAAAGATGCAGGTACTATCCGAGCAATTCGTGCCAACGGCACAGGCCGCTGCCCATGCGAAAGCGCAGGGCTCGCGTCCGCCAGCATCACCCCCGGCCAGCCAGAAGATCAACACCGACACTCTGGCTGATGAAATGACCCTGGCTCTGAAGGAAGGCGATATGACGCGGTTCACAGAGCTCCGGGAGCAGTGGTACGCGGCTTCTAGTACCTTTAAGGGGTAGTCTTAGCCAACACGTGCCTTCGCATCCGGGAATCAACATCACAAGTAAGGAGGCATAACGATGGCATATCCAAATACAGGGTTCGATACCTACTACGGCGACACGCCGTGGGAGGACTTCGACAAGAACCAGCGGACAGTCTACGTCCCTGAGTTGCTCGAGGCATTCCGGTTCAAGTCCCTTTTCTATGGGATGGTGACCTATGGCGTGAATTTGCTGGCGCAGCGAGCCGGCAAGATGGTCTTCACCCAGGTCCTGGATCCGGAGCATAACATCGCCACCCTCGACAACCGGGCGATCTGGCTGCCCCAGCTCTACCTGGACTCCCGCCAGCTGGAAATCACCGCTTCCCGCTACGGCGACAAGGTACAGCTCCACAAGTACGACGACTACATCACCTACTGGAAGGAAAACGGCCAGCCTGGCCTCCGCCGGATCATAGGCGACCGCCTGGCTCCCCACATGGTCGGCTCTTTGGACCTGTTGGCCCGGAACGCCTTCCTGCGCAAGTCCATGGTGATGTTTGCAGGCAACGCCAGTGACTTTGGCGACCTGGATGCAACCGACGTGTTCGACCTGGACGTCTGCCGAGCGGTGCACTTGGGCAAGGACTACCAGGCTGATCCCTCGCAGGACCCCATCATCGCCATCTCCTCGCCGTCGGCCGTCTACACCATCCGTGATAACGACTCCGGGGAGTTCCTCTCTCGGAAGCAATACACGGACGGCGTGATGACCGTCAACTACGAGGTTGGCGAGTATGAGAGCTGCCGCTTCGCCCAGCACCCGATCATGACCCTGTGGAACTGCGGCGAAGTCCAGACTCAGACCACAATCGGAGTCAGCATCGCACTGGGCGACGGCTCCCCTGATCCCGACACCGGCCTGGCGGCCGACAAGGTAGACGGGGTGTGGATGGTCGGCCAGTCTGGCGCAACCCACAGCATCGACGTGGCGAGCTCCGTGGGCTTCGAGGCCGGCGACCTGGTCACGTTGCACACGTTCCGCCCAGCGGCCAACACCACGTTGGAAGTGATCAACGGTGTGAAGTTCGACCACGCTGAGAACATCGTCCGTGAGATCCACGAGGTAGTTGACAGCACGCACCTCAGCTTCACCGAGCCCGTGACTGTGGACTACTACCAGACCGACCTGGGAGGCACCGTGTTCGGGTACGTGACCCACGCCCGACCAGTGCACGCCTGCGTGTTCATCAAGGGCCCGCGCGGTGTAGTTTCTGGGGTGCTTCAGCCACCACAAACCTACAACCCAGCCCCAGTAGACGACACCGAGAGCATCTGGCGCTTCTCGTGGGACGCCTACATGAAGTACCAGCAGATGTATCCACGCCGGTTCGAGGTGTACTTCTACGCCGGCCCGATCCGCAAGCTGGGACAGGTAGTCAACATCTAAGCAGGAGGGGCCATGTCGGTCACGTGGGCTACTCTAAAGACACAGATTGGGAGGAAGCTAAAGGACCCCAGCCACAGCAAGTACGACGAAGACCTGCTGTTGGACGCGGTCAACGACGCCCTGGTTGCGTTTGCTGCCTCCCACACCGGTGTAGCGTCTGACTTCCCGATAGACGGGGACGGGTCAACTTACGAGTTCGACCTGCCCGCCGACATCGTGGAGGAAGAGGGCGCCGGCATCTACGCTGTGTACTGGACAGAGAACACGTGGCTGACTAAGCTCGAATACTGGCCCGGGAGAGCCTGGTCTAGCACCAGTCGTACTACGACATCGAGCCCGCTGGGGTACATCATGTGGCCCACCGGGAAGGTCAGCTTCTCCCGCATCCCTGCGAATGCACAAGCCGTCACGCTTCACTACGTTGCCTACTATCCAACAGTGGTCGGTGACAGCTCGCTCATTACGGTCCCGAGGTGGGCTCTGGAGGCCATCAAACTCTACGCAGCAGCCGTGTCGCTAGAGCCTGCCTCGACCAAGGCCGGGAACCTGGGCCAGTACAAGTCCCGTCGTGAGGCGGGCCAGCCAGAGGACAACCCTCTCCTGCGTCTAGCTGAGCACTATCTGAGTCGATACAACGAGATCCTGGCGGCCCACCAGCCGCCACAGTATTCGAAGATCCAGCCCGTAGGAGACCGCTATGGGTGAGTTGGCAAGTGACCTGGTCCTAAGCCTGAAGGCCCACCTGCAGGACAAGATGGTGGACAACATTCCGTCCGAATTTGTGACAATGCTCACTTACACGGACGCAAACGGGGTAGCCCGGGTGTTGGCCCCATCCCTGGTCAAAATAGGCAGGCTTCAGGACGACCCAACGATCCTATCCGGAGCCACGGCGATACCGTCAAGTTATGTAGCAATTCACTGCAACGATCCCGACGATATGTCGGATGGGTGGAAACACACCATGGCAAGCGCGGTAGAGAGCTCAGCAACCAACCTGGGCCTGCGGCTTGGCAATCCCTACGAGATCGGCGGGTCGAGACAGTGGTGGCGACGCTTTAGGCTTACGTTCGAGGCATACTTCATTGACTCGGATCAAAGCCAGGAGGAGTCGCTCCGTCTGGCCAACCTCATCCGGGCACTGCTGGAGCACTACTGCGAGAGCCAGCGCCCCGACAATGAGCATGGATGGCAGTGCGGCGGGATGACAGATACCCTGGGCGAGACAGCCCTGGAGGCCCACGTCGCAAAGTCGCACTGTTGGGAGGGTGGGGGGCCAGACGACGACTACATCTGGCGTGGCGCAGTGTGGGTGCAGGTCATCACGGTAAGGAGCTAGACACCTAATTGAACATTCTCGGGCTGATCGGCAATAAACGAATGGCAGGCGCGGTAGAAATCTACCGCATCACCATGCCGTTCATGTACATAAACAACAACAGCGGGGAGAGTTGCGCGTGGATGACCCTACGAAGAGCTGCAGCCCTCCTGCAAACCAACGACGTGGAGCCCGTGTTCGGCAATGACATAGTTGTCCTACACAGGTCCCTGGCCGTGGACCCAGACGCTGGCGAAAGCCTCATCAACGCTCTACGGGTGCACGGAGCCAAGGTAGTCTACGAGGCAGACGATGACTACAGTGGCAGGTACCGCGAGGCCGACGTGGTGGCAGGCCGTACCTGGAAGCCCTACATCGCCCACGTGGACGCCGTCACCGTTACAACCAAGACACTGGCGGCGCTGGCAAGGCAGGAGAGTGGCGGCAAGCCGGTCTACGTTTTGCCCAACGCCATCGAATACGACAAGTTCACTGCGGCGGCAAGGCAGGCAAAGCGCGAGATTGATGGGCTGACCATCATGCTAGCGGGAACCAAGACCCACTATCGCGACTGGGAGGTACTGAAGGAAGTGCTACCCGGACTGCTGGAGGACTACCCAGAAGTGACTCTTCTGGTGGGAGGGTATCTACCTGACTACCTGGAAGGGCTTGGGGTAGGGTTCCTACCACCAGTCCACTACAGCCAGTACCCGGAGATGCTTGCTCAGGCAGACATCCTGTGTGCCCCGCTTGATCCAGATGACCAGTTCAACCGCTCGAAGAGCCCCATCAAGCCGATCGAGGGCTGGTGTGCTGCTAGAGCCGTGGGCAAGAGGCTGGGGGGATGCGCGGTGATTGCATCCAACTGTGTGTCGTACCGAGGCACAGTCCAGAACCGCCACAACGGCCTACTGGTTAAGCACACACCAGAAGCGTGGGACAGAGCGTTGCGCAGGCTGATCGAGGACAATCATTTGCGGCGAACATTGCAAGTGGAGGGTCTCAAGGACGCCCGGCGACACGACATGGCCACGCGATGGCAGGACTGGCGTCAAGTCTACCGCGACATCGCAACCACCACAGGAGGTGTGTTATGACAGTAGCTTCAACAGAAGGAGTATTCTCGTATGGAGGCCAGGCAGCCAAGGGAACCCTGGCCGCAACCTGGTATCGACACAAGGCGTCCCGTGTCAATGTTGGGCCGCAGCAGACCATCAGGCAGTTCCCGCCAGAGGTTGGCGGAGGCTTCCACCCCACCGGCGCGTACAAGGAGATGGCGTTTGGCGCAGGCCAGGCCATCCTGAACCCGCGCTTGGAAGACGTCATCGGCTGGCTGCTCTACGCGGCCGTGGGGCAACTCTCTACCATTGACGACATCCCAGAGGCAGGAATGGCTCGCCATATCTTCACCCCGCCTGACAACTACTACGACATGAAGTGGATGTCCGTCCGGCGCTCCATCCCTGGGGCAACGGGCACAGGCGACAATGTCGGCGAGCTCTTGCTGGACAGCCGGGTTGTTGGCTGGAGACTGGCCGTGGCCCCCGGGGCTATTGCCACCAGCGCGTTTACCTTCGTCGGACGTGAGCCCGCGCTCTCGCTGGTCGGGGTGGACACGTGGGCCTACAACAACACCTATGAGCGTTACCCAAGTGTGCCTCTGGCTCACCAGGGCAGCCTCAAGCTCGACAACGTCGAGGAGCCAGCGACCAACCTGGTGATCGACCTGGTCAACCAGTACACCACGCCACGCGAGGAGCTGATCATCGGCAGCCCGTACCCCGACGACTTCATCCTCCAGTACCAGACCCTGTCTGTGACGTGGACCTACAAGTGGCAGGACCCCGATCTCTACCAGGCGCTCTTGACAGGCAGCAACGTCGAGGGATCTGGCGACATCGACTGGTCCCCGACTGTGCACACGGCTCCCTTCGAGCTCGATCTGAACAGCCCCGGGAACGCCACTGGGATGTCCAACCCCTGGAAGCTGAACGTCTACGCTCCAGAGTTCACCTGGCAGGCTGCCGGACCACCGGAGTTGGTGGGCGGCGGGTGGCTGGCGCTCCAGTTCACCGGCATCGCGCAGGAACAGACCGCTGCAGACACGTTCCGTGTCTGGCTTGAGAACTTGGTCCAGACCGGCGATCCAACGTACTACACTTGGCCTTCGTAGTCAGGATAGTGGGGGGCCGGGTAGCACCGGTCCCCCGCTCTAACAGGAGGACACTATGCCCGATCCAGTTCACATAGCAAGTATGGGCTCCGTGGAGAGCGCCAATGAGGTAGACATCCAGGCTGCTCGTGACGGCCGGGGCCTCCACAAGTGGGTCAACGACAAGACCCCCGGGGCAACCGAGGTCGTGCTCACGGACGCCACGCTGTACTACGACATCCCACCGGGCAAGCAGGCGCTCATCAGGAAGTCCTGGGTAGCCCTAAACACTGTTTCCGACAGTGTCCATGGGAACCTGGTAAGTTGTGACCGGGCTGCTGGCGCCGGAACCTGCACTGACCTTGATGGCCACATGGAGGTTCACAGCAGCGGCAACCTGGCTGGCAACGAGCACTACGAGCGCAACTACCGCGTGCCTATCTGCGTGAAGTACAGCAGCGGAGCACGTAGCATCAGCATGAGAATGGACGCCAACGACGCGGGTACAGGGCTCTCCTGTGGCTGGCAGGGTTGGGTCGAAAACGAAAGCTAATAGGAGGTCAGACGACTTACAATGACTATCAAAATTTCAACCCCGGTGCCCGAGACGTGCTTTCTCAGTATCTCGGACCCAACGGGCGAGACCTACGTAACCGTTAAACCACCTGACTATGCAGCGGAGTCCGAGCGAGGCAAGATGCTCGACAGGCGGACCCTGGTGCCAATCAGTGGTTTTCTGCGTACCCAGGTAGAGGTCAATCTCAACGAGCTGTGGGCCCTGGAAATCTGGCTCACCTATGTAGACACCAACCTGGTAGTCGAGTTCACGGACAAGGATGGGGAAGTTGAGAAGACCATCAGGTTTGAGGACCGTGAGGAAATAGGACGGCCAGGGTTCATGCGTCTCCTGGGCCAGCTACCCCCTGGTCTGGTCTACGAGTGGCACACCAAGGTTGTGGAGGTTGTGCCTGACTGGGCGGTCCCTTTCTAAGGGATGGATACGAGACAGCGGCAGACAGGCGGCTTGCCATAGCAGACAGCGTGCAGTGGTTCCTCCAAGCCAAGATGGAGATGGAACTGCCGCCTGGCGCAGAGGTTCCCGAGCAAGTGCCAGACGTTCTCTACTGGCTGATACAGACAGAGGAGTGGGGCCTTCCGCTAGCGGGCGGCTATCTTGAACAGCCCTGGCATTTCATGCAAGACCTTGATGCTGCCAGCCTTGGCAGGGCCAGAGTGAAACAGATCCAAGCGGCCAACACCAAGATGCGAGCACGGCGCAAACAAGCAAACACCGAGATGCAATATGGCCAAGATCCGAATTGGACGAACAGACTACGGCTTCCCCGGTGAGGACGATCCGCTTGCCCCGCCGATAGTATCCACCGGCCCCACAGCTGATGAGTGGGCTGGTGGCCCCGGGGGGGAAGAGAGCTGGACACTAGCCCCGCCCACCATTGCCGACATATTCAGGGAGAAGGGAGCGGAACTAGCACGACTGCGAGCCGAGGCGGCTGCACGTCCGCCGGAGCCTCCCACCAACCCTGCCTGGAGTGAGGGCATAGACCCTGCGTCCCTTGCAACTCCTTCTTGGGCCACGCGGCGTACCGACCTACCAGGCCGGGCAGAGTATGAGGGCCGGCTTCGGAGTCACGACGCCCTTGTCGAACTGACGCTGGCTGGACGACCTAAAGAGCAAGGGCTACGCAGCATTGCCAGGGATCTTGAAATCCCTGGCCGCTCCAAGATGAGGAAAGAGCCTCTTGTTCAGGCGATCACGGCCGCAGCCTGGCAGAGAGACCTTGGGGACGCGCCGAGCCAAGTCGCCGGCATGAGCGCGACCGACATCACGGCAATGCGGGGTGGCATGTCCTCTGCAGGGTCGGGATACATCGGCCAAGTAATGCCCCAGCGCAGCGAGGTGTACACGCTCTCCCAGTCCCTCTTCGGCTTTAGCGCCCAGAACGTAGACGTCGCCGTTGCACGGGCGGGCATTTCCTGGTCTACTGTGGAAGCAATGAGCAAGGAACAGGTGCTGGGCCTGGTCCACACAACGGTTGCCGAGGAGTTCATTGCCCGGGGTGGAGCAAAGGAATGGATTGGGCCGCCTGGTGAGGAGGAGCCGCACTACTTCGCCCCGCGCGCGGTACAGAGCATACAGTCTAGGGGTGAGGGACAAGACTCTGGACGCTTGGTGTCAGGAGCAGCCGGTGCTACCATTGGACAAGCCTGGGCGCTCCAGCAAGGGCGCACGCCAGAACAGGGGGGGGAACTAGACCTAAAGGAGCGAGAGTTCGCCAGAGGATCCAGGCTGGTAGCGAGCGTCGAGGCTCCTCTACAGGAGCCTGGCTTTTCAGTTAAGTTTGACGAGGAGACCGGCCTACCAATCAGTGTGGTCACAGGTGACCCCGGGAAATCAACCAAGCGCACAAGCCAGCTCATGCAGGAGTTTGGAATTACCTACACGGGGCTGGAGACTGTGCAGTCCAACGTGCTGGGCCAGATGGCTGAAATCCCTGAGACCGTGCAGGTAGCAGACGCCTGGATCTCATTCGGTGCATGGCTGCCCCAGGGCAGTGCAGAGCTTGGCAAGTCGGCTGGTCGTTCAACAAGGACAATGACGCGCAGGGTAAGGCTACCAGCCGGCGAGGACCTTACCATCAAGCCTGGCCAAACATTCAAGCCAGGCGAGCGCGTACGGCTATTTGGCAGCCACGTTGGTTATGACTGGGGCAAGGACTTCGAGAAGGTCACTGTGCAGCATGCCGAGACCGTAACAAAGTATGACCGATCCGGCGAAGAGTATAAAGAAATCCAGTTTCAGGCAATTGGCACCGCCCACCCGGGTGCGCTGACGGCCCTTAAGCATTTTATGAAGGGCGGTGCCTCTCTTGGCAAGACCGCCACAGCGATGGGCGTTGACGCGATCATCGCCCCCAACGAGCCCCACCAGCTTGGCGCAGCAGTTGCAGCCGTGGCCACCCCCGAAGAGAGCAGGGAGATCTGGGGGGAGGAGCTGGGCCGGTGGGACACGGACAGCGGCGCGAAGTTCCTGGAGTGGATGCTGGGCCCCAAGAGCCCGCTGGAGGAGAGGCTGCTCCCAGCCCAGACCTTCAACCTGGCTGACCCAGAGACCCAGAAGCTAATTGAACTGGGCCGGCTATACAATCCCAAGTCTGGCGAGGCCATCAGCGAGAAGACTCTTAAGGCCGCGCTAATTCCGGGTACTCAGGAGGCTATCAGTGCCCAGGTGATGGACGTAGGAATGCAGCGCCGCGTTGCCGTCAGGGGTACCCAGGTCTTTGCTGGTAGCGCATCAGTGATCAAGACAGATGCGCTAGAGGCCGTCTGGGAGAATTACCCCAGGCTGGCCAAGCAGATACACCAGCAGGGGGTCGGCCACCAGCGGATGATGTCCCACTTGGCGGCTGCCGTCGCTGCCAACGTTGACCCGGAGTCCGAGGTGGGCTCCGCGTTCATCAAGAAGGCTCTCCCGGCTAAGGAAATTGGCAGGATGTGGCCTAAGTTCGCCGAGAAGGCCGGCGACATGATGCGTGAGGCCGGCTACGACGACCCTAGCAAGGCACCGGAGGCCATGCAGTCTCTCGTCATGTCTCTCATCGGAGAGACACACCCTGGCCGCGGTATCGCTCTTGAGGGAGCCGAGGGGGCTACCCGTTACTTCCCTGGCCCACAGACCCTTACCCAGACATTCGGCTATGGGTTCCAGGAGCACGAAGTTGGAGAGCGCAAGGTCAGTCGTCTCAATCAGTTGCCGCGGGCTGTAGCCTCGATACTGGAAGGCGAGTCGCAGCGCGTACTGAGGGGCGAGGACTACATACCGCCCGACATAATCCCAGAGGACAAGGGCCCGAAGGACTACACCCCAGAAGAGCTTGCCGAGATGGCAGAGACCTACCGTTCTGGCAGGATAGAGAGTGCGTTCGAAGACCTGATGGTCGGCAGCAGCACCAAGAAGCATGCCCAGTCCCTGCTTGGCGCAAAGACACGCCGAATGATTGGTCCTCACCCAACAGCCGCGATGGGAGTGCCCCTAACCAAGTTTGTCACTAGCGACCGGATACTGAAGCAAATGCTCGGCGCAGCCGCAAGCGGGAAAGTCTCAGAGGACGACCTGGCAGAGCTTCAAGACCTGGTCACCACAGGGAAGATCCCTGGCCCCCAGATGATCATGGCAGGCTATCCCATTGTAGATCCTGGGCAAGGCAAGATCGCGCTCAGCTACATGAAGCCAGAGGAGACCATCACACGTGGCCTGGCCGAGTCACGGGAAGAAATCAACGAACTATTTGGTGGCAGGATCGGGGTCAACCAGTCCGTCGCTTACATGCAAGAGAAGGACTGGGACGTGGACGAGTTCCTGCGGCTGGTCAAGGGGCGGTACACCAAGAAAGACGGTAAGTGGAACCTCGACGCACAGGGCAAGGCAGCCACCGAGGCTGAGCTCAGAACAATGCTTAGGGCGGGCACTATCAGTGACGAGCTGGGCTCGGCTCTGGAGAAGATGGAGCAAGGCTCCACGCTGGCGGGGGTCAGAGAACAACTCGAGACAGCCAGGGACGCCCCCGAGGTACCATTTGCCGAGTTCCAGGAGAGGTCGAAGGAGAAGGTCACTGGCGGCATGATCAAGGGCCAAGCATACAATCTTGTGATACGTAACATCCAAGCCCGGATGAGAGGACACCCAGCGCTGGAGGAAGCTCGCCGATCAATGGCAATCCCCTTCCAGACCGCGTTGGACCTGAAGCCCATTGAGGGTGGCTGGCAAAACGTGGTTGAGCGGCTTGGCTCCTTCAACTTGGCGTCGCTTGGCTGGCAGAGAGACCGACTCTACGGAGAGGGAAAGCCAGACAACTACGTGCGCGAGGGCCTGCTGGGCTACGTCGATGACACAATTGATGATGTGCTGGACTTGAGGAAGATGCAGGCTGACGAGAACGACGAGCCCCTACAGATAGAGGCTAGACACCTTGCAGCCAGCCTGGTGTCCCCTGCCGTAGACGAGGAGCGGTGGAAGAACCTCACGGGGCTAATAGGCAGACACCAAGCGGGAGAGCGCGGCGGACTGCTGGAGAACATCCGCGAGGCCGTGTATGGGGGGCTCAGCGCTGGACCAGATGCGTTGGAGGAAGAGCGCAGCGGAGCCTTGAAGGAACTCCACGAGCGATCCCCTATCCTCAGTGTTGGGCTGGAGCTGGGCGCAGCCAAGGCGGTCGCGAAAGGGGACGCAGTCCCTGGTGAAAAGGTGTGGCGAAAGACTTCCACTGGGGCCTACAAGAGCACAGAGTTTGGCAAGGAGAAGTCCTGGCTTGCCGAGAAGGGCAAGCAAATGCTAGACTCTTTCAAGGCCCTATCCCCGCTAACACACCTGAGTGACAAGGAGCGTGTCAAGGACTGGAACCTCTGGAGCCGTATTGAGAAATTGGCAGAACAGGCAACAGAGCATCCTGCTGCGCTACCAGGCAGGGAAAAGAGTGCTACCAGGGTAATGAAGATGGCTCGTGGGCCGCTGGAGGGCACCTGGGAAGACTTCGTTGCCCGCCAGGGCACTGGGCCTGACGACGCTCCTGTTGAGATGATGGTCCCACAGGGCAGCGGGATGGGTGTGCTGGAACAGATGCTGGGCACCACCGCCAGCAAGACGAGCGTGGCGAAGGAGATGCAGACACGCACTGGCACCGGCTCAACCGCACTGCGCGAGGTGATCGCTGAGACAATTCGGTCCGTCATCGGCATTGACCCTGCCGCAGAGGGAAGCGCGACCGGGGTATATGAGTTTGCCAAGAGGTCACAGCAAATTCGCGCAGGGCAGCGCGACCCCGGGGGGGGATGGGAAAAGGAACCAGAGACGTCTCCCCTGCGGAAGGAACTGAACAAGCTGCTTGGCGGGATGAAACAGGAAGACCGGTCTGGGGCGCAGGCTCTCTGGAAAGAGGAAGTAGGCAAGTACGGGCTGGAGATGAGTATTGGCCGGGGTGGTCAGTATCACCAGTACCAGCAGTTTGCAGGTCGGTACGAGAAGTTCGCGGCCGCCGAGAAGTTCCCGAACCCATCCGATGCTGAGCCCGCCGACGTCCCAGCCTTCATTCAGGAGAGCGAGGCGGGCCTGCTCCGCCATCTTGAGAAGGAGCGCATCCCTCCTGATGCAGTGACCAGTGCTATCGCCAGCAAGCCGTCCTCCAGCGATCGGTTCGCGGCAGTGCAGGCGGAGTTCCAGAGCATGGGTGACGAGGAGCAGGCTGCCTTCCGTACCCGCTACACCAAGCTGGACCCCAACGCAGACACATTCGGGCGGCGTGACAGCCGCTACAGCCTACAGTCAAGCGAGGGGCTGCACGGTCCATCGTTCCAGAATCCTTCTGTGGAAGACATGCTGCGCCAGGAGCACGAGCAGGCTGCTGAGGCCCGCACGGTGGGCACAGAACAGGCAACCGGGACCAAGATCACGCAAGAGGGCTTGACCCTGATGCAACAGACCCTCCAGGGACTTATGGGAGGGGGCGGGGTGCGCTTCTACGGGCAGTCCACGGGGGCCGGGGACATCTCTGGCACCTTCAAGCCTCTAGGGGAACCAAAGCCCCCGTTTACTCCGATGCAGCACTACATGGCCACCCAGTTCATGCAGCAAGTGCCTGACATGGGAGAGAAAGAGTTCCTGCGCGGCGTGTCTGGTCTCGGTCTGACCGGTGTCGCGCCCGGGCTTGAGCGGCTGCGCGGCGGCAAGTTCCCCACAGCGGGTCAGCTGGGCCAGATCGGGGAACTGATGGGGAGGCAGGGGGAAGACATCGCGCTGGATCTGGGCCAGGAGCGACCGGCCGGTAGAGGTGCTGCCAGGGGACGCGGGCCAGTTTCTCCTGTGGATGAAGCCACAAATGCCCTGGAGAAGTTCACAGAAACCCTCGGCAGCGTGCGAGAGAACCTGGGCAAGTATGGCGAGACCATGCAGCAGCAGATCAGCGACTTTGAGTCGGGCCGGCTGAAGGCTACCCCTGAGTGGAAGCGCGATGTAGGGGTGATGGCTCGCCAGGCAGAAGGCGTCGTAGGCATGGCCGCGTCACTCCCTGGTGGGCTGCCAGCGGGAATGCGCGGCGAGGTAGGCCAGTGGAGAGCGCTGGGTCGGCAAGCGCAGCAAGCTGGCCTGACACCCGCGCCAATGGGCGCAGGCTTTGGGGCACCCGAGCGAATAGGTGCTGGGCGTGCCGCGCTGGCGCGATTCGCCCCTTCAGGCAAGAGCCTGTACGGGGGAGACCTGGGCCAACTGGCCTATGGTATGTTCAACGTCCAACGCATCTGGCGGTACACTGGGGGCCAGGTCGGCGGCGCGATGCAGGACTATGCAGGCTACCAGGCCCAGCAGCAGCAAGCCATGGCCCAGTTGGGCATCGGTGAGGGCTACTCCGGCCCAGTGACCGACATCATGCAGAGCCAGGGAGCCATGGAGCGCATGAAGCTCCAGTTCGGCGAACAGGCTTGGGACATCTTTGGTGGTGCGGTCAGAGGGATCGGGGGCATGGGCGGCACTGAGGAGTCTCCAACACGTGACGCCGCCATGGGCGCCGGCGTCCTGGGCATAGGGGCAGTTGGTGCACGCATGGGGCTTGGGATGCTTGCTGGGACTGCCGCCAAGTATGCCGGGATGATGGGGACAGGGGCCGGAGCGTCTGGCATGGCTAGCCTGGCAGGAGGCCTGGGAGCGGTAGGCAGCGTCATCGGCGCTGCTACCCCAATGGTCTTGGGTGGCTACCTGGGTGCTCAAATAGGTGCGCCCCTATCACGAGAACTGTATGGCGAGGGCGGCGCGTTGGAGGGCAAGGGCGGTGAGGGTTTTGAGGGCTACCAGAGCTGGCAGGGGGCACTGAAGGGAGCTATCAAGGCACCTTATCAGGCTTCCGCGACCGCGTTATTGACCGGCTGGGGCTCACTGGCAAAAGCAGTGGGCTGGGAGGGCGGCAAGGAAGCAATTGGCAAGGCTGCTAGCTGGTGGGGCCGGGGCGGGCTCCTTGGAGGCATACTGTCTCCCGAAGAGGCCGAGGAAGCCCCACCAACAGAGGACGTTCAGTCGTTTCGCGATGCGTCCACGGACCTTCAGCGCGAGCACGGACTCACCCCCACGCAGGCAGACCAGGCCCTGGCGTCTTACGGCCGAGGAGGCCGCACCCCCGAGTCTCCTGATTGGAGTAAGGACGATCTGAAAGCGGCGGCCCGCCTGGCCCGTTACGCACCAGGTAAGCAGGAACAGGTAGCGGTCGGCGCGACAGGAATAGCCCAGGCGGCTGGCTATGAGTTTGGTGCCCCTGAGACAGCTCAGTACCAGATGGAGTTTGCTGGGCTCGACCCGGTTGACCTGCGGAGGCAGAGCCGGGTAGCTGCTATGGTCATGCCTTTCCAGGAACAGATGAAGATGGCCGGTGCCGCCCCGATGGGCTTTGACATAGGTGCTATGGAAGTGACCGATGCCCGACGCTTCCAACGCATGGCAGAAGGCAGCCCGATGGCCTGGACAGAGATGGGCCAGCAGGCGGGTATTTCCGACTGGCAGACCAAGGATCCCACAACGGGCATGGGCATCGGCTCTAACTGGGGCGGCGACATTCTGGGGCAGCGCATCCTGGGTGGCGAGACCAGCCTGCGCCGCACTCCTGGAGCGGGTGGATTGCCGGGAGTGGAGGGCATGGACATTACCATCAATGCTCAGGGCCGGACCACTGTCAACGTCGGTGGCGAAGAGGTAGACTTGACCCAGTGGGATCTCCAGGCCCGGGGCCGTGAGATGGGCCGCGAGGACCAGCTATGGAAGCAAGGCATGGCCCGGACGCAATTCGAACAGCAGGCAGCATACCAAGTCCAGCAGTTCGGCTTCCAAGACACTGAGCGCCAGATGCAGTACGGCCGGCAGATGCAGCAGTTCGGCTTTGCCCAGGAAGGGCTCGATATGAACCTACAGCAGTTCGGCGAGCGCCAGGGGCTGCAGACGCAGCGGTTCGACTGGCAAGCCAACTACCAGCGCGAGCAGATGGGTATCCAGTACGGCCGGCAGCAAAAGAAGTTCGACTGGGCCGAGGAGGACCTGGCTTTTAAGGGAGCCCAGACTTCTATGCAGTACGGCTGGCAGATGGAGGACATCGGCGAGCAATTGCGGTACTCCACCGGCAGGCAGCGTCGCCAGCTGATGAAGCAACGCGAGCGGGCCACCGTTCAGTTCGGTATGGCGCAGGGCCAACTGGGTGAGCAGGGAGAGCGCTTGGACCAGCGGCGCGAGTGGTCCGAGGAAGATCACGCACGCGGGAAGCAATTCTTTGAGCAGCGGATCCAGTGGACGCGGCGAGAGATGGATATGTCTCGTCGTCACTTCATGGACCGGCACAACCTGTCCCAGCGCAGGCTTACCGCCGACAAGTCCTACTTCCAGGAAAACTTCGCGTTTCAGGGCGAACGTATGGAGGCAGAGCGCGAGTACTGGGGGGAGCAGCAGGCCAACGCGTTGGCAATGCTCATCCACACCGAGGGCCAGACCGAGGCATACACCGCTCTCCAGGTAGCGATGGTGGGAGTGCAAGAGGCAACCGCCCTCCAGGTCAGTGAGTTCTCAGCAATATTCGAATCGGGCGGGGCGTTTCAGCGAGCCAGCCAGGCACTGACCAGCCTGTTCGACTACATTGAGCAACGAGCCAACTCGGTAGGCGGGTCGTATGAAAGCGTGGTCCAGACAGATCCGTATGGCGGCGACGCCCAACAGGAGTTCTAGGCAATGGCAGCTACCCTACACGCGACAATCAGACTGGACGTCGAGGTGCCAGCGAACCTCCCTACCAACGAGTACAAGGTGCTGTTCGAGGGGGCGGAGGACATCTTTGGGCCTGCCGTAGCCGTGGAGAGAAGCATCACTGGAACGCTGCACGTTCACCGGCTGATGGATGGGGCCAACCCGGTTGTATTTGATGATCACCACTTCACGCTCAAGTTAACCCGTGCTGAGTTGGTGACACTCACAGCGGACGTGGGCCGGACGCTGTACTTCATGCCCCACTACCGAGACGAGGGGGCCGCCTGGGCCACCTACCGGTTCAAGGTGTTCCTGGAAAGCATGACTGGGGTGAAAGGCATTACCTCGATGCACGCACACTTCTTGGCCACAATCTATCTTCGTGACAACGCCGATGGAGATGTAGGATGAGCATCTCGGAAGCCGAGAGCGGGCTTACAACTCAGCAGTACACCGACATCCAAGCAGCCATTGGGGACCTGGCCGCGTCTGTCGTGTTGCAACGCTACGGCCCTCTCTGGGCACAGCACGACGTTGAGGGAGCGCGAAGCGGCGCGTGCTTTGATGCTGCCGTGGCCGGCGACTACCTCCTGCGTGTCTACGCAGGGAGCCATTCCGACCTGGAGGTCGAGCGGCTTGCCGACGAGTCGGGGGGCGACGAAGTGTGGGCGTCAGTTGTTGCAGGTGCCCACAGCGACATTGATGACGACGTGTCGCCCAGCCTGGTCACCGATGACGTCACAGCACGGGTATTCTACTACAGCGGCAGCGGGGTCATTGAGTACATCGAGTGCGCAGACATCTCCACCGACGCCTTCGGGGCGGCACAGACGGTGGGGGCTGTTGCCAACGTCATCTTCCTGGCAGCCGTGAGCACAACCAAGCTGTACTACATCACCATGAACGCCAACCGCAACCGTGTCCTGCACGTCTACGAGTTTGACGGGTCCTGGAGCAGCACGACCAGTGACATCTACTGGCCCTACCCTGTCCACGCCTTTGATGCCATCACGTTTGAGACAGGCCGTGACCTGCTGACCCTGGCCACTGACCTACCGCCCCTCATAGGCTCGCGGGTGGTGGGGGCCGAGGTGACACAAGAGGTAACCAGGGTTCAGGGAATTGTCACCTTCTGGGTCTCTAACGGACGCTGGTCTGACCATGCTGTAACCGACGCGATTGACAGGATAGGGACAGGCTATTCTTGGGCGCTTGCAGAGGCCCCCCATGTGGGCGCGACGGTATTCCGCACGCATTTGCGGCAAACACTGTGCAACAACCTGGTGTTCACATCCTACCTACGCCGTGGCGGCACGAAGGAGTACCCCTACAGCGAGGCAGCCTTCACCCGGTCTGCGGATGGGCAGAACTGGGAGTTCCCAGAGCTGATTGAGGACCTCACGCCTCCTTACGCAGTCCTGGCACGGGATGACTACCTCTACGTAGTGGGCATAGACAAGACCTACCGCAGTCCCTGTTGCGCATTGGCCGGCCAGACCCCTGTGGAGTACGATCTGACCAGCTACATACTGGGACTGGAGTCCACGGCTGCCGAGATACGGAACAGCCAGGTGGAGGTCTCGAACCCAGCCGCCGTTCTGGCAGGCACCCTGGCAACATCAAACGACAGGCTTCAAGCCTTGTATAAGCTGGGCTACGCTGTTGGCGGGGTTGACCTTCTGGTACAAGTCAGCCTCGAGGATGTAGTGGAGCGAGCAGAGCAAGTAGCACTGCCCAGGAAGGGACTTGCCCTGAGCACCAGGGACTTCCTGGGGCGGGTCAACAGGGTGCGTTCGGACTACGCGGCCGAGTGGCCGGGCATGCAGGCGGGACGCGACACCTTCAACGACCCCTCCGGGACAGGCTATGGCGGCCTGCGCCACATGGCTCCCTACAAGCCTTCTTGGAAGACCCCTGGGGGCGAGGAGATCCACCTAACCTCCAAGAACAAGGAGGGACTGGTAGTCAGCACCTTCGTTACCGACGCGCTGAACGGCTCTGCCGAGGCTGCCTGTCAGGTCAACACGACAAGCAATGGCGAGTACGCCGGCATCGCCTTCCGTACCTTTGACAAGGACAACTTGCACTTCCTCATCTACGACGAGGACACCGACAAGCTCAAATTGATGAAAGGGGCAGGACTGGACTCCGATGATGATGACGAGCGAGACGACACAACGCTTGCCACAAGCGACAGCACCATGCCCTGGAGTGTAGACGAGTGGTTCTGGCTCAAGGTCATCGTGCGCTACTCCCTGGTCTATGCCTTCTATTCTGAGGATGGCATTACCTGGGTCGCTGTGACGTGGGCCGGGGGCGGAGGCACAGCCCCCATCGAGCTGGCGGGCCAGTCAACATGGCAAGATGACAACCCCTGTGTGATGTCGGGCCGCTTTGGGCTCATTGGCTATGGCTATGCCGCTGATGACTCTTGGCCTCCCTATGATCCTGAGCCTTGGCCTCCACCCGTGCCGCCGCCCCCAATTCTGGACGCCCCAGACATTGTGTTTGTGCGCGTGGACGATTCGGCGGTCTGGCGAACGGAGAACTGGACAGAGGATCCTCCAACCTGGGGGGACGTCACCGGCGCGCTAACAAACATCAATGGCATTCGCATTGACCAGGCAAACAGATACGTTCTGGTCTTTTGTGACGACGGGCTGTATCGGGGCGGTGTAGACACGGCGACACCAGCCTGGGTGCGGATTCTCGATCCCGACGACTTGCCTGCGTCTGTAGACATAGGGGTATTTGGTGTCACGACACTGCGTCTCAATACATTTGAGGTTAGTCGCAATGGATACATCGGGATGCTTGCTGGGGCGGATGATGCCTGTGGGTGCGGTGCGTTCTATCACCGCTTCTTGATGCTGTTTATGCCACCTGGCGGGTCTGGCAAGGGTGACCTAATTGTAGCGCCAAGCGACTATGTCTGCGGGGGTACTTGCTGCCCAGTACACACCCAACACTATTGGAGGATGTGGCGAGCCTCTCTGTCTATTCGAGTGAACACATTCCAATTCTCATCCTCTTGCGGAAGCGGATCGGTTAATAGATACATGCATGGGGCATCAGCGGAGGCCGGCGCAGCAGTATACAATTTGTCTGATCAAGGAGCCTCAAACGGAGGACGGGAGATTGATGCGCTGGGCGACATGGGCAGTTTGCTAGTTTGTCGCTACGGCCTCGCTGGCACAGGCCGGGAGAACTTTGTCCTTGTGCCCGGGAGCGAGTATAGTATTTGGACAGACATTACACCAGTCACGGGCGCCATAAATCGGTTTGAGCGAGACGCAAACATTGACGGGCACATGATTGGGGGAGACAGTCACTATGTGTACAGAACTACGGGGGGAGCCTTCTCACAAATCGTGGCACGTGCCGACCTAGCAATCAGCCCCGGCTATCTCAGGCTTTGCACTTGTTACTACAACGACATCGACCAGCTATTTCTGGCAGCCTCAACTGACACGGGCACAGGCTATGTGCTCACAACGCGCAATCGCGGGAGAACGTGGACCAACAAAACAGGGGTGATGGGCGACCTTGACTACTACGAGATACGCCCTGTGTGGGCAGAGGTACCATAATGAGTGATGATAACGTAAAGTTCAAGGACTGGCAGTGCCACGACAATGGGCCCGCGATCAGCCGCGAAGAGGCGATCAAGCGGACGCTGGCCTTTGCTGGTGTCCACTCCACGGTAGTTGAGTCGGCGATAGACGAGACCTGCACCATGGCCTCCGCAAGCGGGGGGCCAGACACCGTGGGCACGCTCCTGTTCTGGTACGACGTGGGCGCCCTCTTGGCGCTCGCTGACGGGGAGGCAATTGGTGCCCTGCTGGACCTGTCGGGCAACAACTTTGATGCCGTGCAGGCCACTGCCAACAAGCAGCCGCTCTACCAGACCAACATTATGAACTCGCTACCCTCTGCACGGTTCGACGGGGTCAACGACGACATGCTGATAGCGGCCGGCCTTGACACCGCAGACCAGCTACCGTTCACCCTGATGGCCACAGTGTTCGAGCCCACCAACCTCAGAGGGCTGTTTGACAGTGCGCCGGACCTGGGAAACACATTCCGGTTCTACGAAGACAACGAGGTTGAACTCCACAACAGCGATCCCACAATCGCCATTGAGGGCGTGGGTGGTGGCTGCGTCATCACCATAACAGCCGAGTACGACGGGGGGAACCGCTTGTTCACTGCCCACCGGAGCACCACGGAGATCAGCCAGGACACTGGTGGGGCGGACCCGATAGTGTTCGCCAGCGCACGCATAGGCTCGATCAACACTGGGGACGACGGCTGGTACAGCGGGGATATTCTGGAGATTGCAATGTGGAACACCGCGCTCTCCACAGCAGACCGCGAGACCGTAATCGCTTACATGGAGGCGAAGTATGGCCTCTAACTGGGCAGGAACTGACGTGGGCAACTGGGCTATTGTGCCGGACGTTCTGCGAGGCGTTGGCGGTGGGGCAGCGCAGTGGTACAAGATTTGGCACATCACCGAGATCGAGCTGGGCTTCGTCGCCAAGTTCGACAAGACCGGCGATCGAGGGATGTTCATCTTCTGCTGCGACAGTAGCTACAACGCCTACTACTTCTGCTGGACCGGCACGGTGGTCTCCATGGGCGAAATGGCCGATGGGACTCCTTCCAATCTGGCCGTGTTGCCTTGCGCCGAGGCAGGGGCCGCCTCTGTAACCGTGATGGTCTGGCCACAGCAGCATACAGCCATCGACACGATTGATGACGTGGCCTGTGCCCTCTGGTTCGATGACAAGCTGCTGCTGGTTCGCTCGGTACCGTACGATGACACCAAGGGGAAGAAAATCGGCTTTGGGGTCTACGAGTCCGACGTCATGACGATTGACAACCTGCGCGTGCCCCAGCTCCACCAGCTTATGGAGTGGACGTCAGTTGACCCGGGCGAGGCTGCAGGGGCAGGGATGAGCCGGGTGATTGCCCAGTCGCTGATCCGCACGCAGGCCCGATACGATGGTAGCGTCAAGGTCTGGCGTAACGACACAACCGACTCAGACTGGGAAGCCCAAGCGGCCCGGCAGGTGGCAACGATGGAGACTCAACAGATGTTTTGGCCTAACCACCTCCGCCTTGCTGGGGCACTGCACGAGTCCGACGTCTTCCGAACAGGTAACCAGGGGCACATCTTCGGCACGGGGCAGGATCCCAACGCCCTGTCTGAGGACGCCACCTACGACATGGCAGAGGATGCCCACAGAATTGCAGAGGAGGCAGCGCATAACCTAACACTCACCTTGCCGCCCAATCCTGCCCTTGAGCCGGAGGACATTGTTACCTACGATGGGGACAAATGGCGGGTGTCTTCGATCAACTACCGCATCACCTGGCGCGGTGGCCAGGGGCAGGGGACGCCGGTACTCGAGTCGCAGCTTCAGGCTCGCGGATGTGAGGAGCCAGCATGAGTGACATTCAGCGTCTGCGGCGAATAATCAGACAAGAGTCGCCATCTCGCCTCATGGGGGGGACGGTTGTCAGCGCCGACCCGCGCGGAACACGCACAGCATCCGTGCGTGTATCTGGAGGGCGTGTGCACACCCGCGTCTACACCTGCAACGAGGAACTCGAGGTTGGAGACCAGGTGATTGTGGCCAGGCTGGCGGGGCTGGGCCGCCTGGTAATCATTGGCAAGATCATCTCCAAGCATGGGTCCTCACTGTCCAGGTCGGGGCTCCTGGCACCACCTAACAACTTCTCAGTGCTGGCGTACCCCGCCATGGTCTATGCCCAATGGGACACCTACCCTGGCGAAGACCTGTCGTGGGAAATCGAATACTCCACTGCCGGTAGCCCCTATGCCGACGCTGCCCAGGTGTTGGTGTCTCGTGGCAGCTACTATCTCCACCCCTGCGATCCCGGCACCACAATCTACATGAGGGCCCGGGGCGTCCGCTGGCTGGGCGACAACAACGTGATGTTCTCAGCCTGGACATCCTGGGCGTCAGTGGCCGCAGCAGACCACGAGGTGCCCAATCTGATCATCACGCTGACGAACAAGTCAGGCAATCCGCGGATAGCCGGCGAGACCGTCATCGTAGACACGGGCAACGCAGATAGTTTCACGACTACCACAACTGAGGGCGACACAGGGGTTGTGGGCGTCGTGATGGAGAGCATCGCCGACGACGCGGCTGGCCTGGTTTGCATCTGTGGCTACTGCGAGGTGCTGGTAGACGAGGCGGTAGCAATAGGTGAGTACCTGGAGGCCAGCACCACAGCGGGCCAGGCCGAGGGAGAGGCAGCCCGGGGCAGCGGGACATTTGCCAGAGCCCTCACCGCAGCCAATCCGGGCGAGACCGTGTGGGCTATCATTACCCTGGGCATGGTAGCAGGCGGTGGCCACGCCCCCGCGCCGCTCAACGAGGGTGAAGGACTAGTGGCCAACGCGGCATTGGCTTGGATTGCTACCAAAGAGCCTGTCTGGTTGGGGACACATACCTGGGGTACCGGGGTCAACGTAATGCCCACAGACGAAACCGGGCAGGCACTGGGAGACGCCTCGCATCGGTGGGACCTGCACACGCAGGACGTGTTCTTCGAGGGAGCCACTGGGGATAACTCGATCACCATACCGGACGGCCTGGCAGACGCCCTCAATGTCGTGGACGGTGGGGGCCTCGTACACCTGCAATTTGACACGACTAACAACCGTTTCCTGATCGACCCGGCTGGAGCGGGGGTTAAGATTGGTGTTGGGATTGCGGACCCCGGTTGGACATTGGACATCCGTGGCAACAGTTATACCCCACCAATTGGCTCTATCGGACTCTTTAACTTTGGGCGTGGCCAGTTCATCCTAACCGATATGAGTATCGGTGCTGGTGAAAATAGTTATGGCTTTCTTGGGCAGCCTTCCACTATATTAACTGGTGCGGCTAACACTGTAACTGGAGGTTCTTTCTGGGCGGGGGTTACCTCTACAGGAGCACAGACGGTCACCGCCATGTTCGGGATTCAGGTAGGACTGGCAAAGGCCGGCGATGCCGTAGTCACCACTGCGTATGGAGTCTACATTAAGGATATAGACGAAGGAGCAACTAACTACTCGCTATACTCTGAGGGTGGTACAACCTACTTTGGTGACAACGTCGGAATTTTGGCTACGACGCCAGTCACTACGCTGCAGGTGTATAACTCCAACGAGAGCGTAACT